CGTTGCAGTCCCGGTGCTAATACGTCAGCAACAGCGACGGAAAAACAGGGTTCTCTCGCCGCATTCGGTACGATTCAAGTTAACAACGCCGGATTCTCAAAGTCATTTACCGAGCATTGCGTTATCCTCGGTATTATGCGGGTTCGTGCGGACTTAACGTATCAGCAGGGTTTGCCCCGTATGTTTTCGAGACGGTCCAAATTCGATTTTTATTGGCCCGGTCTCGCTAATCTCGGAGAGCAAGCCGTTCTCAACAAAGAAATATATTGTGATGGTTCAGGCAACGATGCCCTCGTATTCGGTTATCAAGAACGATGGGCGGAGTATCGTTATAAACCTTCGCAAATCACAGGTCAGTTCCGGTCAACATATGCCACGCCGTTGGATTCGTGGCATTTAGCGCAGGAGTTCGGGGCATTGCCTACGCTCTCGCAGACATTCATCGAAGAAGATGTTCCGATGTCTCGTGTTTTAGCCGCAGGCGCTCAAGGGCCGCATTTCTTGCTCGATTCATACATAGAAGAGCATTGCGCCCGTCCGATGCCCGTGTACAGCGTACCGGGGCTTATAGACCACTTCTAAACCGCCTACGGGGAGATTAACGGATAGAGACACTCCCCGGTTCTTTAAGGAGTATTATGCGACGTGAATTCTTTCTCGTGTTTGTGTTGGTTCTCGTGATTCTCACGGTTGCAGGTTGTCGGACTGTTTCCGACCATGTGGATGCGTATCAAGCGTGTCTCGCAAATGGTACGTGTGCCGCCGCTATGCAGGAAAACGGTATTATAGCGGCTAATGTGGTTCATACCGTCAAAGGTAGTTCGTATAACGGTATTCTGGAGACTATTGCTTTCAATCTCGCATCAGTTTTAACAGGATTGATTCTTGGTCGAAAATTAAAGAGGTGTTAGTATGGCATTTTCGTGGAGTTCATTATTACCGATTGCCGGGGCTGTTGTAGGAAATATGATAGCCCCCGGTGTTGGTGGTCTCGTAGCAGGTGCTATGATTGGCGGTGGTGTTTCGTCAGCTATGGGTCAGTCAGAAGCCAATGAAGCCAATAAAAGTATCGCCGAAAATCAAATGGCGTTTCAGGGTGCGGAAGCACAGATTCAAAGAGACTATGAAGAGCGGATGAGTAATTCCGCATATCAGCGTGGCGTCAAAGATTTAAAAGCCGCAGGTCTCAATCCTATTCTTGCTGTCCACTCTGGTGCGTCAACTCCGTCGGTATCTGTTCCTTCAGGTAGTCAAGCAACAATGGAAAACGTATATAAAGACGTTCTCCCGGCGGTATCAAATACCGCTCGAACTGTTTTAGAATTGCAGTCCCTAAAGCAGAATACGGCGACAAGCCGTTCACAGGAAAATATCAATAAGGAGACACAGAAGAAAGTCAACGCAGAAGCCCGCAGTTCAGCGGCTCAAGCAAAAATCGACGAGCTTGAAGCCGAAAAAGCAGAAAAAGGTGCGGGCGTTTCAGTTGGTATGTCTCCTTGGAATACTTTCTTAAAAAATTTATTTGGGAAAGGAAGTTCAAAGTAGAAAGGGGGTTTTTAATGTTCAGACGTCGTGCAAACAGACGTAAAGATAAGAGGTACTTTTCAAAGACCGCAGGTATGACGCATAAAAAGAATATGCGTCGCTCGCCAATGCGTGGCGGGTATCGGATATAATTCGATGATTCAACAATCAGAGGGGGGCTTTTGCCCCCCTTTTTTTTGGGGGTGTTTATGGGATGCTTTCATCCTTTATATGGATTTCGTTCTCCTGAATTAACAGAAAAAGGAAAGCATAAAATAGTATTCGACCCGACGGGTTTTAATATTAAAGATGTTATAGCGATTCCGTGTGGTCGGTGTGCAGGTTGCCGTATAGATTTATCGAGGGAATGGGCAACTCGGTGTGTACATGAAGCATCATTGTACGATTCTAATTGTTTTATCACGTTAACATATAACGACGAGCATTTACCAAAAGACGGTAGTCTTGTCAAGAAACATTTTCAAGATTTTATGAAACGATTACGTGAAAGGTTTTCAGATACTCGGATTCGCTTTTTTCATTGTGGCGAATACGGTGGTCTCAATAATAGACCGCATTATCATGCATTATTATTCAATTTCGATTTCCCGGATAGGATTCCGATGATTACAGACGACGGAAAAAAAGTTGAAGTGTCCGAAATATTAAATGAGTTATGGAAATTCGGATTTACTTCTGTCGGTGATGTGACATTCAAAAGTGCCGCATATGTGGCACGGTATTGTATTAAAAAAATTCATGGTGAAGAAGCCGCCGCTCATTATAACGGCCGGCTTCCAGAATATTGTACTATGTCAAGGCGTCCAGGGATAGCCGCCGATTGGATTAAAGAATATGCGGGTGATGTTTACCCGCATGATTTCGTCGTGGTGGATAGAGTTCGTAAATTAAAGCCGCCTCGCTTCTATGATAACAAATACTTATTGACAAATGAAAAGGAATTATCTATAATAAAAGAGACTAGAGTAGCGCAAGCAAAAGACTCTCCACGCAATACATGGAAAGTATTGCGACGACGGAAAAAGTTCTTGCGTTATAACTTGTCTAAAGAAAGGCGGGCGGTATGAAGTTATTGGGATTCGCAATATTCGATGAAAAGGGCGCAGTGTATTCAACGCCGTTTTTCATGGCTCACAGGGGTCTAGCGATTCGTACATTTAATGACCTCGTAACGGATGCAAATAGCAAAATCTCGAAGCATCCTGAAGATTATAAATTGTATGTCATCGGTGACTACGATGACGTTTCGGGTGTGCTTACTTCTCTACCACAGCCCGAATTCTTAAACAACGGTACAGACTTCAAAACGTAAGGAGTGTATCATGGGTAAAGTACTTGTCGTGTTCGATACTAATGACCCAAAGTCAAAAAGCAGAACACAACAGCATTTCGCAAAAGAAGCGGACATTAATAACATAATGCGCCGCTATCAAAAGACAGGGATTCTCGGTAATCCCGCAGATGGTCTTCGTAAGGGATTCTTCGGAGATTTTACAATGGTTTCCGATTTCCAAACGATGGTCAATCAGATTCAAGAAGCGCAGTTGCGCTTTATGGCGTTACCCGCTCTTGTGCGGGAAAGGTTCGCTAATGACCCCGCTCAACTAATGGCGTTCATTGCCGACCCTAAAAACATTGAAGAGGGTCGCAAGCTTGGGTTAATTAAACCCATGTCAAAAGAAGAGCAAGAAGCGTTAGCGTTAGCGTCAAAAGCAAAAGCAGACGCCGCCATAGCGGCGGCTGGCCCGGCAAAGTAGCCGGGATTATCGCACACATATATATATATCTTGTTTTACATATGTGTGCAGTGACAGCTAGGAGAAAAAAATGGATAAGCAAGTATGTAAGTATCTTGATGTAAAAACGGTAAAGTTGTATTCTGGTGATTTTCCATTCTCCTCAGGTGTATTAGATAAGTGGTTAGTGGGATATTGCCATCATTTCAAGGATGTGTTGTGCATTCAAGGTTGTTTCACATGTCCATTCAAGGAGATTAAAAAATGAAATCAGTAATGGCGCATCAGTTCAGTCAGATTCCGAGGGCTAATATACAGCGTTCGGTATTTAACAGGACGCATGGCTATAAAACAACATTCGACGCCGGGTATCTTGTCCCGTTCCTCGTGGATGAAGCCCTGCCGGGTGATTCGTTCAAAGTCAATGCGACCATGTTCGCCCGTATGTCAACCCCGCTGTATCCGCTCATGGACAATTTGTTCATGGACGTATTTTATTTCGCCGTTCCCCTTCGTCTCGTATGGAGTAATTTCAAAAAGATGATGGGCGAAATCGATGAAAACGACGACACAGAGTATCTCGTGCCGCAGATAGTCGCCCCGGCTGTGACCGGGTGGACTGTCGGTTCATTGTCCGATTATTTCGGACTTCCTACCGGGGTAGCTTCACTCTCATGTTCTTCATTGTGGCATCGTGCCTATAATCTCATTTACAAGGATTGGTTCAGAGACCAAAATCTGATAGATGATTCCGCCGTGGTCGTGGATTTAGACGACGGTCCAGATGCCCCCGCCGATTATGTTCTTCGGAAATCCGGGAAGCGCCATGATTATTTTACAAGCGCATTACCGTGGCCGCAAAAGGATTTCGGTGCGCCCGTAACGTTGCCGCTTGGCGACGAGGCGCCCGTTATCGGTATCGGTAAGTTAAACCTCAATTGGGCGGGCGGCGCTCAACAGGTTTATGAGACAACAATGGACGGTTCGAACGTTCAAGTTTCATATGCCGATGCAATCAGTATCAACGACGGGAACAACAATAACCTGTTCTACGTCGAAAGAGACCCCGCAGGGTCTTCTCCGTATATCCGTGCGGACTTGTCGGATGCGACAGCCGCAACAATCAACGAACTTCGTCAGGCGTTCGCAATTCAACGTCTATACGAGCGTTTCGCAAGAGGGGGGTCCCGCTACACAGAAATCGTCCAAAGCTGTTTCGGGGTCGTGTCACCCGACGGACGGCTTCAGCGTCCTGAATATCTAGGGGGGACGTCAGCCCCTGTTCGTTTCATGCCCGTTGCTAATACGTCAGCGACAGCGACGGAAAAACA